CACATTGCAAATCTGTGATGACATATTCGGGATTATTAGACCAGATTATTTTTTCTGGTGCAAATTCTTTATTTACAGAAGCAATTACTAGGTCGTTTATTTTTAATGGGTATCTATCTTGGTCAGATAGGGTTGTATCTAGTTGGAACTGTAAATTGAAGCCAGAACGCCCATAGGAAGCTTCACGTTCCATCAAATCCTGTGCAGAGAACCTTATAGGGTCTACAGGATCATTAGGCTTTACAAGCCCTTCTAGGAGTTCTTTCTGAATTTTAGGAGCAAGTCTATCTCCATAGTTGTTTTTTAGCTGTGGGTATCTAGCTGTCCATATTCTTGTTTCATACCCTCTTTCTTCTAGCGTAAGGTACACAGAATTTTCTACTTGTGGTGTACCAAGAAAGGTAATCTTTCCATTTGGTTTTAGTATCGCTTCAAATTCTTTTACAGCTTCACTAAGTTTGTCTCTCATGGGCTGTGTATAAGAGTTGTTGGGAACTTCTACGTCATCTGCTATAACTTCATCTGCCCTAGCTCCTGACATCTGCCCTAAGACACCCCTAGAAGAGCATGAGGGAGCATGATCGGCTTGTGCAGGTTTTACATCAAAACTTACTTTACTGTTTCTCTGGTCAT